ATTCCAGCGGCCAGCCACAAATTCCAATATCCGACGACGCTGCAATTTGAAAATCAATCGGGGGGCAAACCCCGCTACAACCGACTAGAGTGATGCTGTTTATGTCTTCAGTGACGACTACCAGAAACGACCCGCATCCAGCAGAGCAATCAAGCACCAGCTCACCATCGGCTCCCGGACATGCGACACACTGATCAAAAGGCGAAGGAGAATAGCCTCCGACGAAGGTGACTCTGTTATTGTTGGCCTGCACTTGTTCCGCGAGGGAATTCAGCCTGGACTCTGTGTCGCCTTCATCGAAGCTTGGAATGGCCTGGCGTCGCCGTGTGAGGTCCGGACAAATTTGCGTTACAACAATGACAGCGGTTGAAAACGTCGAGCCATTATCATTCGTGACTTTATACCAATATTTGACACCGGCCGTAACAGCTTGGTCCGTATAGAGCTGCACCCCAAGAGCAACATCAGAAGCGATCTCCGCATAGCTGCTGCCATCCGTGGAACGATAAACATCATTCGAAGCCCCTCCGTTGTCAGTCCAGCGAACTACGTTAGCGTCGGACTGTGTTGACTCTACTCGCGCATTTGTAGGCGCTGCCATTACGACACCGTGGTAACATTAGCCATGTCGCCCTTAAGCATGTAGACGCCCGTGGGCTCAAACAGAATATCAACGGGCGGAATCAGTTCGGTAAAGACACTAGTCCGGTCATGATGGAATTCGACCTTGACCTTAAACTCGTCTCCGAGAAGTGGAGTTTCCGGACGGTAAAGAAGTTTGGTGAAATCACCATTGATCGTTGGTCCATTCAGGTTAAAAGTCTTCCTGCTGAAGTAGCGTACGCCACCGTCTACAGCAACCGACACCGAAACCCGAGTACCGACCTTGCGCCGAAAGCGAAGACCGACGCCTGTTAGGTATTTGTCTCCGGGCTCCTTACAGTCCGTCCAATCCGTTGTGTAGTAGCGACTGATCGGCGTTGTCATGTCTGTCGTAGCGGTTTCGTCGTCCAGGATGTAAACGTCCGTATTGTCCGCCACGAGAAGCTTCTGCCGGGTTATATCATTTGTGTCTTGAAAGTAGATGCCGTGGTCGAAATGGTGACCGTCATAGGTCAGATCCTGAAATTCGCCTGTCTCGATGTTGACGATCAACCGGCCCCGGTTGTAAGTGTCGCTGGCGCTGGTAGGGTAGAAAAGATTGTAAGTGGAATTACGCGCAGACCCAATACCGAAGGCTTGATACGCGAAAGGTTGATACATCACGCGGTCGAGATGATGCTGAAACTTTGCGGGCAACTCTTTAACGATCTCACCATCACAAAAAACGAGCTGGAAAGACCCATTCAACATCGCGTGGCCTATGACTCCAATCTTGGCCAGGCTGGCTTTTGCACCAATTCCTTGAGAGTAGCGGAGGCGCTTCTGCGAGAAGCGAAGCTGTCCGCCGATGAAGCGAACGCGGATAATGTCATCAGTCTTGTAGACCATAACATTGTCCCCGAGGTCGTCGCCGGTAACAAGAAATCCCGGCGTCTCATCGAAGCGCAGCTCGTTGCCACCGCAACCGGACCAGTCCACGTCGAAGTCGTCGGAGTAAACCCCTTCGTACTCGTCCCACGTTATGCCGTCGCTGGAGGTGTAGAACAAAAAGAGGAAGCCCCAATTCTGAGCTAGGCTCTTGCAATAGGGAGGTGTTCCGCCGACAGCCGATATGTTACCTGAGCCGGACCATTTGTAGGGCTGGACAACCGTGTTCGTGAAAACGAAATATTCCTTGTGAGTGACGGACTGGGGGATCATGGTAGCGGTGCCACTAAGGGTAGCTGCCCCGGTGATATTCGACCAGGCGCCAGCACCTACGGCCATTTTCTCAACCCGGTTGGGAGTGATCCGCATGTAGTTTGAGAAATAGGGTGCAAGGTGTCGAATAGGAGTGTCTGAGGCGTCCGTGGCAACTTCCAGGTTGGTCATCCCGTGCCGGCCGAAGACTCGATTATAGCGAACATAGACGTTCTTCATGTCCCGCGTATAACCCTCGTTCCCCGAGGAGTCCGCGTAATCATGGAGACCCTGAAATTTGTCTATCCGGTGAATCTTCTCAGCCATTTAGTTCCAGACCCCTGTTTCAAGCTGACGTGCTACACGCTTTGACCTCTCCCCTACTTGTGCGGCCCATTTGCTATCAAGAGCATGCATTGCGGCATCAGACCATTGATGAGCTTCAGCGGAGCGAAGCATATTCTTAAACTCTGAAAACTTGTCAACCCCAAGGTTGAAAAACATATTCAACAAAGCCGCAAAACGAGCATCGTCAAGCTTGAGCACCCAAGGAAACGCCTTAATCATTTCTTTTTTGTGGTTGAGGTAATCGTTTCGATAGAGATAGTCTATCTCATCCTCGGAGAGCGGACGGCGCATATTGCGTCCAATCCCAATGGACTCGATGCCTTCAGAGTCCTTGTAGAGCCTGTTCTTGCGGCCCTCGTCCCGTTCCATCTGCTTTTTAAAGAGTGTTTCAAAATCAACCATTGATCACCTTGTTTCTGACCCGAATCTCCGCAATCTTGTAAGGTGTTTGGGTCGAACTGCTAAAGGTAACTTTGCAGACCAGCCGGTAGTCCATCCCGATTGAATCATCACCAATAGCCGCCAGTTTGACGATAACCGTCGAGCCGCTGATAGAAGACGAAGTAACCCCGGTGGCGGACATCTCGTTCTCAGCCGAGTCGAACATGGTGATAGTCTTGGTTGAGATCGTTTCGCCCGAGGGAAGCTCGTTGGCGAACTCGAACGTATAGTTTGCAATCTCGCCAGAATGTTTAATCAGGTAACCGTCAATCATTTACTTCTCCTGCAAACTCTGAAGCACCCGAGCCGCTTCACTTGCGTCAACAACATGGTTGGCCGAGGGTTCTCCCAATCGAGCATTGGTAAAATCCTTTGCTTTTTTGATCTCATCATCCCGGATGCTCAGCCAGAATGCTGCATCTTCTTTATTCTTGGTGAGCATGGGTATTAGCACTGCAAGAGATGAAGAAATGATAAGCATAGGCCACTGGGTAAACAGCTCGTCGGTAGCGGTGATATCGTCATCATTTGTAGTCCAGGCAAAGTAGAAGAGCGCCACGTCATAAAGTGTATTCGGGATCGGTGATAGATACATGGTGGCGTTATCCACGGAAGCCGCGTCGGGCTGGCCCTCTGCATCGAAATTATGAATATCGACCATAGATGCATGAGAGCCAATCGGTAACATGCTCCAAGGGATACCGCTGGAGTCGGACCGTTTGATAAACGCGTACCGGGAAAGCTTATAGTCTGGTAAATTGAAGCCCGCATCTACGGCCGTGGTTATGGGGTAGATGTACTGATCTTCGAACACAGCGAGGTCAACGCCCACGCTCATCCAATAGTAGTTTCCCCGCCTCTCAATCTCTCTTCGACCTTCATCCATCGCAAAACGAACGAGGATAGGGTCAACGTCCGGCTTACCACACAAGGCCCGGACAACATCCATTGCTTCGGAGATTGTCATTTAGAAATACCTCGCTTTGTTGTGGTAGTCCGTGGACTGCACGCGCTTCGACGGAAAGAGCTTGTTAGCCGCGATGTCGAGCTGCTTCAAGAATCTATTGTAAGTTGCATCCTGAACCTTAAATTGTTCTCCTGATGCAAGGGAGACACACAGTCTCCAGAGCAAGTAACTAGACCATCCCGCAGGCATATCCGGATCACTTTCCGGTCCATCGAAATCGTATAGTGGCCTCTTAAAGTGCAGCAGCAAGGACTGGGCAGTCGTATATGCAGTGGACGTCGCCCACACGGCGCCGACCGTAGTCGTAAGCTGCCAAAAGAGGGGCCAGTCTGCTCCTGTAATCGGGCGGTTCTCCGCGCTTGCAGTGTGTCCCAAGATACAATCATAATACTCACCATCCGTTCCAATCACGGTGCTGAGGGTGCCAAAGTTATCGCCAGCAGTGTTGTCACTGTCCGAAGGGACGGGCCACACAAAAAGCTTTTGGTCCGCAAGCTCAAGGGTTCGATCGACAAACACTGCCTGCGGATCTCCAGTTTCATCCTTCGGTGTAGTGAGCTGCCAGTCCCGAGGGGAAAGAATTCGAATTGGAGTATCAGTGCCACGAGTGTCCCGCCAGAACACGTTCAACAGCTCCATCATGTTTTCGGGAATACCGTCTGGAGCTTCATCGTCAGGGGTGTAGATCCTGTGCCCCTGCTCAATAAATAAATGACGAGAAGACATAGCCCAAAGAGCCGCCTTTTCGCCTGATAGGTCCTGATCTTCTTCGCGCAGAATGTCGTTAAGATCCCGCACCGCGTCGCGCATAAGGTTCTGCGAAGGCACTTCTCCCGGCTTGATCGCGCCTACACGTCTAAGCGCAGCCTCAACGATTTGGTTGCGCTTACGAAGATGATCGAATGTCGTTCCTGTACTCACTAAGTTACCTCCAAAAGAAACAAGCCGGGGAAACAAGGGGGTATTCCCCCGGCCGTGGGTGGGGCAGGGCTAGGCGCCGTGATGACGCCTAGAAGAGGGTGCCCTGCCTAATGAAGGGACGTGTGTCGAGTAGACGAAGCACGTCCCGTGCCCTGAAGTCTGTACCAAGTTCTTTGTAAACGTATAGGGCAAGTTCGTATTGCTCTTGAGTGTTCAAGCTTAAATCTAAGTCCGGGGCTCGGATCTCAGCCGGCGCGGAGATTGTCCGAAGCTGCTGATGTTCGAAAGCCCATTTATGAGGATGTTCTTTGTAGGCTTTGTCAAAAGCGACTTCTTTATCGAGCCAATGCAGAAAGCGAACGTCCCAAACCTCGGCGCCCAATCCGCCAGGGTAGCCATTACCCATAACGTTACGGTCTAAGTTTGTTGTCAGCCAATTCCACCTCGCCGGATTACCGTCATAGAACTTCACAATGCGGTCAATCTCGTCGGGATCAATCATCGTGTTGTCGCCAGGAATTCGAATGATGATGTCACCATCCATAATATCAGCAGCGAGACAATACCGATGAACAAGATCGTCAGAATTACCTTTGTAATCCAAAACAGGAATATCAAGGTCACGCGCTGCCTCCTTCATGATCCCGCCATTTGCTTCGTGAGGAATTGCCAGCATTATTTCTGTGAACGTGGTTGCCTTCTTTACTCTATTCAGCACATGCCAAATTTGAGGCTTCCCGAGAATCATCAAACCGTTTTTTCCAGGCATACGCGAATTCCCCATCCGTGCCTGAACCACACAAACCTTTTTCATTTCTTCCTCTCCGTCAGCAACCACACAAAAAACGCCATGTCTAAGCAGATAACAAAACCAACAAAGGCTAGGTCTGCAATCATCCTCGAAGCCTCTTTATGCTTCCGGCTTCGCAGGGCAAGACTCGGATCTCTCCGGACCCTCGCGCAACCTGAAGGTTGCGAATCTCGCGGACAAGAGTCTTGAATCCGCCAGGCTCCACTGAAGCAGCCTGGTCTGTTCCAGGGAGGGCACGATCAAGTGTTATGTGACGTTCAACGATTGCCGCTCCCATAGCCACGGCGCAAAGAGTGGTCCATAACCCCGGTTCGTGCCCGGAATAACCAATAGGGCAATCAGGAAAATCATGCATGAAGGTATAAAGACGATTCAGGTTCAAGTCTTCTGGTTTAGCCGGATAATCGGAGGTGCAAACCATCAACCCAATCCACGGGCAAGCCGGGTAAAGAATATTCATTGCGTACCAGATGTCCCGCCGCGTACACATTCCGGTGCTCATAATAACTGGCTTATGGAAGCCTGCTATGTGGCGTATAAGCTCAAGGTCTGTAACCTTAGCCGAAGCTATCTTGAACAACCGCATGTTCATACACTCTAAGGTATCAGCCGCATTGCAGTCCCACGGGGACGCGAACATTTCGATGCCACGCGCTGACGCGTGCTTAAAAAGATCAACATACTGCTCTGAGCTGAACTCGATTCGCTCCCGGTAAGCGAGGTAGGTCATTCTCTCGCCCCAAGGGGTATCGCGCTCCTGGTCCCAAAGATGAGCCGGCACGTTCATTGCCGGGGTTCGCTTCTGAAACTTAACCGCATCACAGCCGGCATCCTTTGCAGCATCGATAAGCTGCTTTGCCATTTCCATGCTGCCGTTGTGGTTAATGCCAACCTCTGCTATCACAAACGTATGATTAGGATTTAACTGCAACATCTGTCCCCTCCTCCTCATGCCACTGTCCATCCCACACTTTGTTAATAAACGATTCACCATAAAACTTGATTGACTTCAGAAGTCCGGCATCGTGACCGCATGAAATGAAGTCCAGGGTCTGCTCGGTGAAGTCTAAGAAGGAAGGCGTCGTCAGGATCTCTTCCCCCTTCACGGTTACGGTGCAAAAATCAAATTCAACGCTCTTACCCGTGATCCCCGTCGCGTGGGTCTGCTCTTGCTTCTGCACCATGAGATCAAGTCCAAAAACATGCAGCTCCGAGTATCCTAGATTCATCGCTAATGACAGAGCATTTATTGCGACACTGCCCCCGGCATTAACTATGGTACAGACATCATAACCTTGCTCTCTTCGGATCTCCTTAAGCTTACGAGTATCCTGGGTGTCGAAGATGTAGCGGTTATATGCTTCGGTCCGCTTAACAATCGAGGGCCGAGAAAAGGAAGCGAGTAAAAACTTGGTCTTGGTGTTCAACCGGGTGAAGCAGGACTCTTGCTCTGAAGAGCAATCGAGAGAGATGCAGTAGTCCGGGATGATGTCGTGGTCCAAGCACCAGGGATACATCCGAGCAATCGCGATCACCGGATAACCGCAACCCTTCAACCATTTAATGTTATCAACTTGCCCGTCAACCGAAGGTCCGCCAGCAACAATTACGACCTGGCCGAAGTCCTTTCCGGTAAGCTCTCTGAGGTCCGGAATACCCTGAGATAGATTCTTCCGCGCATTCGAATAAAGAAGCTTACGGCTAAACTTACACTGACCACGGAACGGGGGGGATTTTCGTTCTTCCCCATCCTTCTTGAACAAGTAGTCCAATGAATGTTGCACCCATTCCACGGGCTTCCAGGGAGACGTGAACACGTCTTCATACCCACGGTGACGCCATAGGGATCGAATTTCTTCGTCCGCGTAGAACTCTTCAAAATCAAACTGCGACATTACATAAGCCAATGTCGAATGGCAAAAATGGTAGTTCCGACCCATGCACACAAAAACATTAGGGTCCTTACTAAAAAAGCCGGGCGTCTGCACATAAAGCAGTCCGTCCGGCTTCAAAAGAGATTTTATTTTTTTAAGCTCACCGAGGTCCGAAAGATGGTCTAGGGTCCCTTGCATGACTATAAGGTCAGCTTGAACCCTTAAGGTTACAAGCTCATCAACATTCTGGTAAGCCCAATAACTCGGCTGAGCTGCCACGTCACCAAAATCAACTCCCCAAATCTGTTCCGACCCTTCGTCCTTAAAGGCTTGCAGCAAGCCGCCCCATCGTGACCCGATCTCAACCACCACTTTAGGCAAAGCGATGTCGTTCTCGTCAAGCCAGTTGATTAGCGACTTACCACTATTATATTGGGCCTTGAATCCCGACTCGGGCTCGTCAATCGTCATGTAGACCTTAGTGTCATGGTCCGGTATGATATCCCGGCCGACATTAAGATCCAAATATTCAGCGTTGTAATACCGACGAAAGCTGTCCGCCGTCATCCGAGGATTTGCACGAACCAACGCACACTCGGCGCATATGACCAACCTGTGACCAAGCTGGTCCCGGTCACTCCTGCTAAGCTCAATCTCGTTTGAAGATCCACAAATACAAGGGGCATCTTCAAAAAGATACTCCCCTGCTAAAATCTTCTCTTCTATCTGTCTGATAAATACAGGGGCAGAGAGTATCCGCCCCTGTATGTGTTCACTTAACTCCATAAATTCCCCCTTCAGAAACTTATGCAGAGGTTGCTTAGTCTGTGGTTACAGCCACCACGGTAGGATCGAGTTGGTACATCAAGAACAAATACATCTTGGCCCTGTTGCCGGCCGTGGTTCCAACGGTCAAGGTCGCAGCAGCGGCCCGAGCGAAAGAAAGAACGGTAGCGGTAGGAACAAAGTATTTGCGCCGGCAAATCCAGCCAGCAGCGGTAGCTGCATCAGCACCTGTGTTGAACTGGGCAAGTTGGGTTCCGTATTGCACGGTCGCCAAGACCAACCCGGTCGCAGCAGCGAGGACAGGGCGCTTATAGCCCGTAGTACTGAAAGGAATAGCAACCAAGAAAGCATCGCTATCACCAGCAACACCCGCGTTCATCGTTTTTGCAGCCGCAGTAGACATGGCGCCAGCAGCAGTAACACGAATGAAAGCATCTTCGATGATCATTCCCTTACGAAGCGAAAAACCAGTGCTTCGAAGCGCGGTATTAGAAGCTCCATCGTCCAGAGGAACAACCAAGTTGAAATGACTCTGTTCCGGATCAACGTCTACGCGATGATTCGAAGGCTTAAGAGCCTTCAAGAAATAGGCGCGGCCACTGACCGTAAGAACCGAGATGTCAACGGTAGAAACGCTGATGTTCGTGTAGAACGAAAGCTGTCCGTCCGTCATAGTACGAGAAACGAAACCTGCACCGCCAGCGCCGAGATGCTGGGTAAGAGCTACCCCTGACGCATTGTAGATCGTAGCGCGGGCCGCAGAGCCTGCGGTATAGACCTGAAACTGACCACTGTCGTCATTGACAGGTTTCTTTTTGCGGGTGTCGATCAACTGAACGAACCATTCCCGCTTGTTATTAATGTTAGCCACCGAAAATCTCCTTTTCGTCCGCCGTCAAGCGGCCGGACATTGAGTTTGAAATTCAGGGGGCGGTTTATCGCCCCCCTACAGATTAGATTTTAGCGTCGCCCCAAACGAAGCCATGAATGGCCCCGCCCGTATGAGCTGAAATATCCATGTCGGTTCCATCAGCAATCGTCAGAACGTTTCCCGAGGCAGTGACTATCGCGCCGAGGGCGCCGTTAGAATCACCACCGAGAATCGCTCCAGTGGACCCGCTGATTTGAATGACCCAACCACGAATAATGCTCAACTGCGGAAACGTCAACGTCATCGACGTGTCGTTTGCAGGAACGGCCTTGAAAGGGATTAGTGGAAGCATAGACCCAACCACTTCGAGCGGTAGAGCCTTCTTTCCATAAACCCCTGTAGGTTCAACAGCAGTAAGAGCCATGATTTATATTTCTTCCTTTCCTTTACTGATTAGGCATCAGCAACGGCTGAAGCGAATACGTGCACAACCCCGTTGTCTTCCACGGTTGAACGATCGTAAGCGAGCTTTTGAATTCCACGAATTTCGTGAATCTCGTAAGTCCGATCATGACCGACATCAGTTTCCTCTTCGCCAAACTTCGAACGCTGTCCCCAACACACCGCGACGGCCTGTGCCCCCAACAGAAGATTGTGAGAAACGTCGATAGACGAAGCTCCGGCGCTTCCTTCGATAAGCAAGCGATCATACTCATACACAAGAACGCCGTCCCAAGCGCCTTTGAAACGAGAACCAGTGAACAAGGGGGACTCACTGTTAGCCTGGGGCGGAATGTTCAAATGAGCATTTCTCCACGAGGCATCATAACGGGTAAGATCCCGAACCGAAAGGGTGTGGCCTTGGAAAGTGAACCACTCTTCAGTGTTCTTTCCGACCTTCACCTTCATGGGACGAATCTTAGCCAACGCATTGACAGGGATGATTGCCTTGCGCTTCGCAACTTCGATCATGTTGGTAGCCAACAGATCGCTGGAGCTATCCACGTTCGCCAAAGCGGTAGCGTGGGTGGCATTCCAGTTGCTGTCAACGGAGCCATAGAGGTATCGACCACGAACTCGACCGGTAGCAGTGTCAGAAACAGCGATAGTGATATCGTCGTCCAAATCCACTCGGGCCTCATCCTGCAACGCTCCCCGCGCTTCCTCAAGCACGTCGAACTTCACGCGCTTTTGGGACATGGGGATGTTTTCGATCTTCACCAATCGACGGTAGTTATCGATAGTGATTCTCTGACTGAAAAACGCGACAGTACCTTCGTTGCCAATGCCTTTAGCATTGCCATCAACGCGTCCGCCGACAAGCCGGCCACGAATGCCGACCGTAATAGCGTCGCCATCCGATTTGGTCAGGTCTTCTTTGACCTGGATGGGCATATCGGCCGAGGTGCCCATGAAGTGCTTCCAAGCAAGCTCACCGATGTACTCAGAGAAGATTTTATCTTCCCATTGTTCAACGGTCAGCCCGTGGGAGGTTAGTATTTCAATGTAACTCACGTTTGGTCTCCTGGTTTTTTTAGATTAACCGAAAAGCTTTTTAAGCGAAGTAGCCTTCGGTTCGACTTTAGGTCCGCTACTCTCGCTGCTGCCTCGGGACGAAGACATTCCCTCGACATTCTCATCTTTTAACTTCTTGCCTTCTCGGATCTCATCGAGAATCTCTTTCCGTATCTTTTTCTGAAGCTCGTCCGTGACTTCTTTGGTGATAGCCGCGTGTTGCTTTTCAGGGGTGTCGCCATACCTCTTTTCAAAGTTATGGCGGTTAAGAATACGAAACGCGGACATGACGGGGTTAGCAGAATTCATCACTGAATCTTGAATCATGGAATTCTCGCCAAACAGTTTATGAAACTCCCCGAGGACAGCATCAACCTGTTCTTTGCCGTAGGTTTCGTAAGCGGACTCACGGGAAGCGACTGCTTTTCCGGCCCGAAGCGCTGTTCGCGCTACGTCTTCCGGTTGAACTGTTTCGCGCCGTTCATCTTCTTCCGTCCACGTTCCATCTTGCTTCTTCTGCATCACTTCGAGCTGATGTTTCAGCCCGTCGAATTCACGGCGCTGGTCAGCCAGCTCTTGCTGCCGCTGCGTCGCATAGTTTGCAGTATCCTTGTAACGTTTCTTGTACGGATTATCGTCAGACTCCCAAGGATCATCCTTGGCTTTGTCTTCTTTTTTGTCAGTCGATTCTTTCGAATCGTCAGACGAGTCGTCGGTCGAATCGTCGCCTTCCTCTTTGTCGGACTTCTTTTTAGGCTCTTCCTTATCGGACTTTTTATCGTCCTTTTCAGGTTTGTCCTCTTTGTCCTTTTTAGCCTTTTCCGATTTATCATCGGGGGACGGCTTATCGGACTTTTTGTCATCCTTCTTCGGAGGCTTCTTTTCTTCCTTCTTATCCTTCTCCTCGGGGACGGGTTTTGACCCTCCCGAAAATATAGAATCTAATGAAGGGCGGTCAACTTTTTGTTGAGCTTCACCCTTTTTATCTTCACCAGCCATAAATCCCTTTCAGTGTGGTTTGTGGGAAGGCCAAAGTAACAAGCGTATCTTGTTAATCAGCCATCACGTTAAACTGAGGACGGGAACTGTGAAGCGCCGGCATAGCCGTAGCTATGACGCAATAATTGTTCGCCTCACACCTGCATGGCGCAGGACACAACCCCCGCATAAGCTGCAAGGGTTCTGCTCTGTGTCATTCTCTCGGAGGTAATGCGGGTCATTGCGGCCTAGAACGCTCTCCGCACGGTGCCTCCGAGCTATTTTAAAAAGTCTGCCCACTCTTTTGAAAAGAGTTTTAGTGAAACGGGCTTGATCCAATCGAAGTGCTTCATGTTTGGAAGATAACGGGCAAGAACACAAGGGTGTGATTTCTTCGGACCTACAAGTCCCTGCTGTCCGTAGGTAGATTGCCCGCAAATATTATCTGCGTCGGACCAGTAAACTAGCACTTCTTGAAACTGACTCGAATACTTCGACCAGTCGAAATTTTCATCCATCGTGGTCGCAATTAAAATGATTCTGTAGAAGTGCATCCCCTGCTCAAGTGCCGCCTGCACCAAAGTGCCGGCATACGAATGAGCCACAATGGAAAAAACTTCTTGTTTACCGGTGACACCTTCCAGAAACGAATCGAAGGCATTGAGGTTATCAATAACGCTCTGGTTGATTTTCCGACGATACCAAGGAATCCAAGTGAACACGCCTACGGCATACTTCCAAAACAACCCGGACCATTGCCAGCTATATGCGGCGAAGGGTTGCTTCTGTTCGTCCCAAATCGCTTCGAGACGCGACGGCCAATTTCGTTCCTCGGAACCGCCCGGTACGGTTTCAATCCCGTAAAGAAGGATTACCCTACCCACAACATGAACCTCGCCCAAAGCTTAAGGGCAACAGAAGCCGCCACGGGGTAAAGAGCCGCTAACAGGATTCCAACTGCTAAACCAAAAAGAAAGGTAAACATGCTTAGCCCCTTTTCGACCACGGTCCGTAATATTTAGTGTTTTTCACCCGCAACACGCGCTTTTCGATCTTTGGGTCGTCTTCTAAGCGCTCAACTTCGTGACGGTGAATATCAAGGCCCTGCTCTTTGAACAGTTTAATATTCTCTTGGGTGATCGTTTGTGGATCACGAAGCTTATCGTGATCAACCCTGAATTCTCTTGCCATGATCTCCCTCCCCTCTATTTGTTCCAGTCCATTTCTCAAAGGTACGCATTCCGCCAAGACCAAGCATTCCAACAACAACCGACACTAAAGCACTCATTTCTAAAGTCGGAAGGGGCGGGAGGTCTTTTTCAATAACCGTAACCGCGAAAACTAAAAAAGGCTGCAAAACGAAGTTGTAAGCAAACGCTGACCCACAAGTCCACCCAATAAAAGGACGCCAGCCTGCAACAAAAACATTCTCGTGCTTTGCTTCTTCCTTGTTAATCTCAAGCTGGCCGAGAATTGACTGCCAATCGAACTGCATTACAGCAAGCTTAAGCTCGGACTCTAAGTGAGCCCTCTCAGCCTCGCTCATCTTCTCCGGAGGCAACACCCGCCTAAGAACGGTATCAAGCAGTCCAGAAACGGGACCTATCAAAGCCTGCCACATAACTTATCCCTCTTTGCCCAATCGTACACGTTTGCAAAAACCACTAAGCTTGAAAGGATGTAAACATCTGGTGCATCCCACGACCACAAAACCGCCCCTAGTAAGGTCAGACACACTGACTGTAAGGGGTTGATGTCAACTACAAATCGCGTACCTGTTCCACCCTAGATTTAATACACGCACCGAACAAAACAGTATCGGTCTTCGGATCAAGCTCTAAGGCGGCAACCTTAGCTTGTCCATATTCCGCACACGCAGCGGCATCTTTAAAGTGCTTCTGCTCGACATGCAAAGTCTCAAGGGCCATCCAGACTATAAGTGCGATTACGGTCATGATTTTTCCTTCTTCTCACCAGCCGGCGCTTTTGGAGCCGCCGCTTTAATCACTTCTTTTTGAATGTCCTGTTGGCCCTTCTGCATGGAGAGCTGATGCTTTTGTTGCTCAAGCTGCCTCTTCTCACGGGCAATCTGCACATCCATGTTGGCCTTCTCACGATTACCCTGCTGCTTCACTCGCTCGGTATCCTGCTTAACCCGCTCGGCTTCGACCTTAGATTGGTCCTGCGCCTCGGGAGACTTCTTAATCATTTCCTTCTGAATCTCGGTCTGAGCTTGCAGTTCCGGTTCCGGCAATCTACCAGCTTCCATAACCGCTTTCGCAGTTTCGGGACTGCCCATCTTCACATAATAAAAAGCCTTCTCTTCCGGTGACACCTTAGCAATATCCACGTTGACAGAAATCTTTGGATCGGCTGGCGGTGGTGCACTATGCTCGTCCAGCTTATCGAGAAGAGTCTTCTTCTTATCGGCTCTCAACTCGGAGAGCTGAATCATGGTCTTCATCCAGAATGGCCCAAGGGGCGCAAGCTGAGGAAGATATTGAAGCAGCAATGCAAAAGTTTCTTGCTCCGTATTGGCTGTGTCCATAAAATCATCAACCACAACGTCATACTTTGCGGTTTTGATTTTCTGAACCATTGGAGCTGTCATGTTCACTTCACGAGCGGTGTTCTCATTATCCGTAATAAGAAACGTCTTCTCTTTTGTGAAGTAATTCTGGACTCGCTCCAGAATGACACGCCCCGTTATTTTTCGGGTGCGACGAAGGTTAGCGAAAAGTCGGGCAACAGGTTTAGTTGCCTCTGAGAATTTCCGTTTCAAACCAGCGTTAGAGCGAATCTCTTGGGTATTTTGCGCAATGCGCGGATCGATACCCGTCACCCGATAAAAATCTTCTTGTGCTTTTCGATGCAGCTCAAGCTGTGCGGCCGCAAGCTCAACGTTATTTCGCATTACGAGCTTTTCCTGCGACACCGCACCGTCTTCGACAATCGCCACACCGTCCGGCTTGTGGATCTCTTCCTGATACTTGGTTACATCAGTAATGGCACTCCGCTCAGCAACGGTCTGATTCGTGTTGAGCAAGTGCAGCGCCTTTGATTCGCGCTTGTTGATCGCATCCTGCATCGTTAGGGCGAGACTGATAGGACCAAAAGGTGCCCCGTTTTTTCGTCTATACGCCCAATAAGGAATTAATGAAAAATACTCGTTGCGCGTGATCTTGTGTTCAAGCAAAACACTAGAACAGTAGACGGCTTTGCAAATTCGTTTCTTTAGCCGCTCAATTTTCTCGTAATCGACGCCCTCAACCTGATCCTTGTGTTCCTCGGCCTTCCAATTTGCCTCAAGGATAACTTCGCCCGTACCATCCATCAGATAAATGCACTCACGGGTAGGCTTCTTATATTCCTGCGTGATAATTCGAAGCTTGCGGTGGTTCTGGTCAACGTAATTCTCTTGCTTGAACGAATCGACCAGAGCCGGCTGTGATCCACTGCCAGAAATATTAGAGGCATCGTCACTAAACAAACCCTCAAGCTCGGCTTTCGCTTTTGGGTATCGAGCTACAACGTCATCGAGGGAAAACCATTCGGACGTTGAAATAAAATTTGCGTCTTCGTTCCAATCGTAGCGCTTTGAATCAGGGTCAGGATAAACCACAAGAGCATCCTTGCTCTTCAGCTTAATCTCGGGGTTATAGAGATCATCGAATTCAACCGAAACTTCGATAGCTCCCAAACCACAAGTGAACCCGTCAACCGCCATGTCCGTTTCCTCGAATTCGAGGTCGTTACTCTGGCGAATATACAAAAACAAATCGGACAATCCGTCCGCAACCATTGCATCTGGTGCCTCGTTACGGCCGCGAAACCCAATTCTGTACTGCTGCTCCGTAACCGTGCCCATCAAACTGTTGATGGTGACAGAGACCTGGTTGTTTACTGTCGGAGGTTGCTGGCGCTCTTTGAGAACATCCAGTTCGCTCGGGGTCCACTGTTCACCCTCGGCATACTTAAAGCATTCGACCATTACCTTCCGGCCGGTCACCCAAGACGGGTGGTCCAGGGAATAGGTAAAATTACGATCGAGCATAACGAGCAGCTCGGTTTTTTCTTTTGCCGTCTTCGCGGCTTTTTCTTGGTCTGCTGCTTCGTCGTAAGCCATTAAGCTGTTTTCCAATTTCCAGGTTTTTTAGGACGCTTCATTCCGGTTGACCCTTTAGCGAACATCTTTCTCGCTATCTCCGGACCCCAATAAGTTGTTTGAATCAGCGAGTCGGCTCTGTTAGGGGAATCAATACCGCGTCGCTTCATATCCTTCTTCGTTTCAATCTTGATTTTGCCGGTTACTTCTTCGTACCTCGGTGCATTGAGATCACCGATTAGCAGGGGGTCATCAGGAATCGAGATAACACCCTTTTCAAACTCCGTTCGTGTTCGCCACCATAGTTCATCACGGAGGCGGTTATATCGGTGAGCGTTAAAAGCAGTGTTAGCGACGTTGATTCCGTAAACCTCAATATGCGAGGGCTCAAATCGTTTCCGTAAGGTGCCCTCGATACCCCATCCGACTCCAATGGAATCGAGCAGCAAAGCTTTCGGCGGTGGATCATCTGCAAGAATTTCTCGTGAGGTCCACTCTACAAGTGCGTTCGACTCACTATAGCCCGCGACTTTGAGGGGGTGGACAATAGGTCCGGTTCGATGAAGGAGACAACTTTCATCTCCTCCTGCGCCAACATCGAGAGAGTAAATTGAGGGGTCGTCGGTGACAATTTCGACTTCCCGGTCAACTGCATCGATGAGCCACTCCCACGGAATAACGGTATTCTCTCCAGCGAGAGGAGGTAGTCCGAGAACTCTAATGCGAAAGGTGTTGCTTTCTCGTCCATACTTTTTCTCCAGCCGAATTATCGAATCTTTGGTGACAACTTCCGATTCTTCCGCATTCCAACGATAGGAGAGCCAGTTTTCACGATCTCGATTATGAGTGTCGATTGCGAACCCTTTTGCTCTTGTTGGGTTAAAGAACAAGAGGCAGAGGTTGCACATTCGCGTAAGGGTAGATTCAAGCGGCCTGAAAACCGGATCGGGGATGCCGGATGCCTCGTCACCGATAATAAGTAAATAATCTTCATGTAGTCCGGCGAGTGTCTCGGCCTGTTCCTCGGCGCTGTTCCTCGTATTTGCCGTTCTCGTAACGGCGAACCATTGCTGACCCTGCGCCTCGTTGAAATAAAACTTGTCTGTCTGCCAAGTAAACCATTCCTTGAGCTTTGATCGCTGATGCCATTTCGCTAACTCGGCCCATAGAGTTATCTGCAACTGCTTCGCTGAGGGCGAGGTGACTGCAATCTTCGGGAATGGAAAAACGGTCAAGAACCAAATTATTATCCACGAAGCCGTCGCTCCTTTTCCGGTGCCCACCCCGGACATAACAGAGGTCCCAAACTTCGCGTTAAGGTCAAGCTCTCTTTGCGTGACAGGTTTCCCATCAACAAGCTTTCCCGTGGCGTTGTACTTGTAAACCTTAATCTTTGCCCAAACCATTTCAGCAACATCTTTAAGGTAAGCCTTTTGCTGCGATGTTGGTTCAACGTCGAAAACATCCTTGACAAATCGTGGGATGTCTTTCGACCATGCAAGTATTGCATTTGCTTGTTCGCTCTTAGGCACAGTGGCCTTTTCCTATCTGATTCTCAGAGGCACATCGTAGTTAAGCAAACCAAGGGAACGAATCAGAACAAAAACCAAGACGATAACAGCTCCCCAAATTATAAGGCTCTTAAACTTGTTGTCCATCGGCACATATGAAGTGAATAGCCAAACCAAGAAGCCAACCAACGCAACCAGCATAATAAATTCGAACAGGCCCATTAAACATCACAACCTTTTGTTTCCCGGCACACAATTTTACCTAAGCACTACCAGCGGGTTCGACGCTGATAAAATCGCAAACGGCTTTTAACGAGGGCACTTCGTCCGGTAGCGGAGTTGTGCCGTTCGTCCGGCGTAGGCCCCAGTAAAGTTCATCCTCGTGATAAAACGGACGAAGCAAAAACTCCCCGTACTGAAACAGCGGGGGGTAATGGCGGACCTCGGTAATAACCTCAAGCATTAGGGCACTATTTTATTAACTTCCAAAAGAATTACAGTGGTAAGATTCGACTTGAACACTGCAACCGTTGGCGGGTCCGTAAATTCCCATATCGTAGCTGGGTTGCTACTGAGAACTGCAACCCGTTCGATCTTTCCGTTGTTTGTGGTACTGAAAACCAAGTCGGACCCATGACTGATTTTCTGCTTAAACGTATCGTAGGTGGAAGTGATTATCATGCGGTTGGTTGCTGTCCCGTCCAGTACACAAGAACCTCGCCATGCCCAATCGTAAGAGCAATTAGCCCGTCCGAATAGAGGGGAGGGTTAAATGTTTGCTGCTTGGAATCGTCTGCTGTGCTCGTTCCAAATTCGACTTTCTTGATACCGTTCTTGTCGGTGAGCACCACCGTATCAGCGGCCGCAATCGCACCGCCCGCCCAAACCACGCTCGTAATTTGTATCGGTGAAGAAATTATGGCCGCAGCAGCAGCTGCGTCCAGCCTAAGCGGGTTGTTTGTGAGATTGTTTGCCATTTATTTTTCTTCCTCGTGGGCTTCCTGAATTATTTTTGTAAGGGTTTGGACGTTTGCCGTGCTCTTGCCTTCAAGTAATCGGAGCTGCTGGAAAGTGCGGTCCATCATCGCTATTGCCTCGATAGGATTCATCGAGGGTGCGAGATCATGTAAGCGGTCTTTTGCGCGGACATTCAACACCGTAAGATCCCAAATTTCTTTTTCTTTAATTTGCTGAATCTTAAGCTCCATGCGAGGATCGGTGTAAGCTTCTCTTTCCGCCAGGTACTTATCAACCGTGTTCGCGCTCATGCCACCGCGTAGCGCGATCTGCCGCTTCGAGGTCCCCATGTCACGCAGCGCGAGCACTTCAGCGACTTCATGCTTAGAAAGCTTCTTACCACGCTTGCGCTTTTTTCCTAGGGGTTTCGGGGCCTTCACTGTTGATGTAGTCCTCCTATACTGTAGGGGTCAAAAATCGAATTCCCGCTGAAAACGCGATGGTGAAAAGTGGTGTAAGTGGTTGTCAGGAAAAAGGAAATATTTATTTTTCTCTTTTTATTTTCATGTGCGATAAACGGCACCCGGCCCCCGTCTACCCCATCCCCTCCCCCCTGTCCCCCCTCGAATTCTAGGGTATCTCTATCCATATCAGGACTAAGACTAAATAAAACAGGGTCATTGTCTCATGATATCAGCTAGTTATCATCGGACCTCAGTCTCTTAACGGAGTGCAGCGCTAATACGTTGTGCTTAACAGGTCTATAAGACGCCTATGTTATCCAGCGCTTAGCGCGATCGCCTTCCGGGTACGGGCAGGCTTGACAAGTTTGTAAGCTTAGTATAGGCTTGGGTGCATGTTTGTCCTTTTGCATCGAAGCTTAGTCAAGCCTAAATGGCGAATGATAAGGCATATTGACATGGATCAAAATGGCATGTAGTATGCTATCTTGTAAGGCATGGAGGTATTACACGATATGAACTTAGTTGAAAAGTTTTTCTTTGTGGTCTTACTCGGAACGATTACATCGCCCGTGTTGCTGTTGATCTTAATAGCGCTGGCGTCTTAACTCTTTGGAGGTAAAATGAAACAATACGTTTATCGGCTATACACTCAAGACATGAATCGCGAAGGGATTGTAAGATTAATTCAAGCTTGCGGTTTCGATAGCTTTACCTTAACAGAGGGAATAGGGTATTGGATAAACGCAAGAGAGCTAAGCTTGTCTATCGAAATTATTTCAAGGACCAAGGTAACCGAACAAACAAAACTCTTGGCATCGGCGATTAGATCCTTGAATAATCAAACCGCCGTCTATTGGATAACGTTCCAAGTGGAAAGCGAATTGATAGGTCTTACTAAAGAGGTCTCGCATGAGGTCAGTATATGAAACAAAACCAACTGACCTTTACCACAGTGCTTGAACATAGTTTCAAGCAATACGAGCAAAAGATCCTTGCTTATCTTGAAAGCAATCACGCAAGGTATAGGACCTTTGCAGAGCGTATCACGCCAGACCTCGCCGACAAGACGCAAGTCTATTCAAGGCTTGCGTTTGCAATTCTATCTGCTAACAGCCCGTTTGATGATACGGTCAAAGCGCTAGACGTGGCAATGACGCGTCTAGGATCATTACAGCCTTCCGACATTAGTCGGTTTAAGATGGTCCCTGAAAAGGCTTACTATCTGAATCGTGCCTATCTGCAACTCGAACTGAAACAATGGCAACCTAAAAAGAATCCCCTAGACTGGCAAGCCTACCGGTTGGAGGTCAAGGACAAATTCAAAGGCTTACATCTAGCAAAGGCAAGCTTCACACTAGGCTTGCTTTATCCGACTACTGCGGACGTGGCTTGCATCGATACTTGGATTCAAAAAACTTTCCTAGGTCATTCCGGTTTTAGATCGCTGAATCTTGCCACGTATGTCGCCGTTGAGAGTAGGATTAGAGCGTATGCGAAACGGTTCGGCATAGGGACGTTCTTGGCGCAATGGCTTATATGGGATTTTGCGCGAGGTACTCAAAACAATCATGATATTTTTCCAGGCAACCATAAAGCAACTGTAGCGATCGCAGCTTAAGCACCGATCGCGAATAACCAGAAGGGAGAACTAGCACCGATGGAATTGAATGAAGTAACTGACCTCCACAATAGACGGGCAAACATTAGCACCGTGGCAAGCTATTTCAAGACAATGGAATTGCCATTCTTGGCTTGGCCAGAAGACAAGCTCTTGTTGAACTTGACGGACCTCCCTTTGTTCTTGAATGGCGAAGCGCCACGCAAAGCAAAGACATGGAAGCCCTTTAATGCTGTAGCTAGGTATGAGGTCCTACCGGGTAAAGGCGCCAACACGCAAATAAGGGCCTTCATTCAGACCGGTAGGCTTTATGCAGTGACCGGCATTCAAGAGAGACCGGAAGGGTTCGCCTATTTCGTAACTGAATACAAGTTCAACAGCTAGGCTTTGGCTTGCTCAAGAGACCTCGCCTTTGGAGGTCTCTTCATGGAGGTCAAAATTATGGAAGGCAAAAACTTACAATTCTACGTTGATTATTTGCGCGATACACGACCAGTATCAGTTGCTAAGCTTGGTCTAGCTATCCGTCGAGCCCTAAGTAAATCGCTGGTCTGCAAAAACAAAGATATGGCGATAGGCGTTGAATTCGCTCTTGAGGAAATAGCTAACGCTCTTAAACTGGAAGGGAACGACCGTCGAGCGTTATTCGCACTAATCACCGCACCGAAGGGAGAACTATGAGATACACTTACAAGCCGATGAAAGTCGAAGTCTTCGAAGAACTGCTGGCATGCCTGAAAGAGGCTCACAACAGTGAACTTTATAACGACCACTCTGGAGATGACCGCAAGCAATGCTCATACTGCATCGCGATCAAAAAAGCGGAAAAAGAACTTCGCTAACCGCGCCTAACAGCAGACCGCTAACCGCTATGCTGACCTTGCTCCGCGCCTGGCGCCTGGCGCCGCAATCTTCATCTTTATCTTGCCTTCGGCAAGTGCGGTCAAGTGAATTAGCCATAGTCAGTGGTGATAAGATAAAGTCAACTGTTAGCTTGGGGGGTCTAAGTACTGATCAACAAAGGTGCTTCGCACCTTTGTTGTATAGTACAGTACAGTACTTCAGTGTATAGTATATATAATATATATACAGTACAGTACAGTCAAAGGTCAGATTGGAAGGTCCGCGAAGGGGTCCTTGACAACGAAAAGAGAAATGCTTAGTATAAGCTTACGATGATTGGGAGGTCCGCGATTATGGATAGATTCTTGATTTGTGCAGCTTACTACCTGGTAGCATCGCGCTATCATTCCGGGCAATGGTCGAAGGGTTATAAAAAGCTTAGTCAGTGTGTCCGCGTTGGATTCAAGCCGGGGCTGTTGTTCGGTCAGCATAAGGGCAGCGAAGAGCGGGACGCCGCAGCGTCTTTGTTGTGGGCTAGACGCCGCGAAATCAAAAAGGAGTGGTAGTCATGAGACTGAAAGACGATAAGGGGCGGTTGACCTTGCAGGGCTTTGCCTGCGGTTGTATCGAACAAGTCGAGCATGCCGGCATTAGAACTACTCTCTGGCGTGAACATGGGTCAGCACCTTGGCATGTCAGGCAACACGACCACAACAAGAACGAACGTATATTTTGGGAGTGCTACGAGCATCTTTCAATGGCTCGTCGGCGCTTCGCACGGGTGGAGCAGGAGCAAATCAACTCTAACTTAGGAGGATCAAGTCATGAGTGAGACACAAACTTACACGCGTCTTAGTGGACACGTATCAGCAGAGACAGCATTTATCGTTGATGATTACCCTTACGGCTTTCGTCTTCGGTGCCATATTCGTTATTGGATTGAGTATAAGCCCTCGCATGGGTTCCGCTTCGTGAGTCAAACGTCAAACCCCAAGAAGGCCGGCATTGTCTGGAATAAACCGAAAGCCGGGACCTATTCGAAGTTTGGCGCCGTGTTGATGCAGGGAGATACTGACGGTTACATAACCTACACTTGCTTGGGGATCTACACGGACGCTAAAGAGGCGCGAACGTGGTTCAACAAGAATGGCGCTTTCCTCGTTGAAGAGGGACGGGCCGATGTTGAAAAGTGGGTCATTGCCAAAGAGCGTTACGAGTCGCTCCGGGCCGAAGGCAAGGACATGAACACCGCCGCAGTTGTGGCAACGGCAGAGAAAAATGACCTCGGCTTTCAAGGCATCAATGACGAGGGCAAGCTTGTGTTTAAAAAGATTCCTGAATTCGTGACACCCGAGCGTCATGGAAACTGGCCGGAAAAAGGATCGTGCTTGCAGCTCGGTCACGATGACCTGCTGGACGAAAAGGCAAAGAATGATTGCAAAGCCGAGGAACATGATGACACTAACGCGGAGTGCATTTGCTCGCGGATTTTGCAGGGAGGAGTCTAAGCCATGACCTCCACTGAAGTTAGACGGCGCCGGCTTGGGCTTAAGATGACACAATCCAAGTTTGGTAAGATGCTCGGAGTCACCTATCAAACGGTGCTCCGGTGGGAAAACGAACGGGTCCCGGTTCCGGGGTGGATGAACTTTGCACTACCGGGGCTCGAAGCTCATATGATCGCGTGGCTTAAGTCAGTCAAGGGAGGTAAAAAATAATGGGTTGGGCAAACCAAACGGATGAAGCGTTGGAGCGTCAAATGAGTCCACTAATTGAAGCTCCTCTTACGGGCTTCGCGGTGGTGGCTGTTGCGCGTTGCAACATAGTCAAGGGCTGGAAGATCGTTGCGCCCTCGGGTAGGTCGTTAATGGGTTTTACCACGCGACGCGAGGCCGAGGCGATCGCAGATTTTTTCAATGAGGAGGTGAAGTCATGAAACGTAACAAGTCTTCACACATTGTTATGGATTATGAGGGCCGAGGGACGCTAAGCAGCACGGCTGTGCTTGATACTTTCTACGAGTACGAAAGGCTTGCCACCAACAGATACCCAGTACATCATATGTGGCGGGCCGGTTACCTCGCTGCGCTGCGGGATAACCAATTAATCAATCATACCCAGTGGGATAAGCTAAACACTGCATCGAGAAACAGAGAGGGTGCCGAGGGATGATTGCGATTGGATACATAAGGCGCAGCAAGAAGAGTGAGGAGCATAACGTCTCGCTTGACGAACAGCGCCGGCACATCACCGAGTTCTGCGCGGGCGCCGGTCTGACTTTGGATCACGTTATCAGTCACGATGGGGTCAGTGGCACTAAGCGCAAACGCTTTCCGGTGATTCGTAAAGCGATCAAGGACTATAACGCGAGGGCGGTCGTGGTTTATAACCTTGACCGTCTCGCTCGTGATAATGCCGGACTAATCGAAGAGTTTCAGCTGTACCGTAAGACCGGGGTGGCTTTGTATGAGAGCACCTCGGGCTTGATTGGGGATGGTGCCCTGGATCAACTCATGTTGCAGATTCGAGGGGCGTTGGACGAATTCTTTGCTAAAGTCACCGGACAGAAAACCGCAGGCGCGTTGAAGCTTCTTAAGTCACAGGGTCGAAAGTACACGCGCATCCCGCCTTTTGGGTATGCTTACATCGACGGGCGGATGGTTTTGAACGAGGAGGAGTTTAGGGTCCTCGGGCAGATTGCACATTTTAAGCTTGAGGGCTTAACCGCAGCGAAGATTGAGACCAGCATAAGGGCCACGGGGTATATGGGTCGGCTTAGTGTACGGACCATTCAGAGGATGACACGGGTGCCCTTGCAAGGGTTACACGCCTGAGCTGCTTGACATCCTTAAGGGGTTTGTGCTTGTAAGGCTTATAGATTCGGGTAATGTAACCTTACACTAATGGAACAGTGTTTGACTCGTAAGCTTACTAACTTTAACTAAGGAGTATAAGTATATGAAAACAGGGCTTAATTGTAAGGTAGAAACAGTGTTTGACAGCGGGGATCGTAGTTTTGACCCCTACAATATGAAGGGTGTGAAAATGAAGAGCGGACAGCGCTATAACAATCGGCAAGTGAACCTGGTCCAGCTTGAGTCACAGCAAGCAGCAGAGATGAAGCGGACCACCGTGGAGCCGATTAAGCTTAGAAACTTCGTTACAGGAAAGAAACAGCGCGTGATTAACGGTATGACATCCGATCAGTTGGAGCGCTGCGCGGACTTTTCTGATAAGGCTTACAACGGGCCTATCGCGCTGAGGGTTGATGATTTTCCAATGGAGTTCAAAATGGATGTGCGTCGAGCTTTGATGAAATTTGGCCCCTTACAAAGAGAGTTCCTGTTTAATGTTCTAGTCAGGGGTTTGTCCGTTGAATTTGCTAGTAAGCTTACACGCAAAACTCGGCACCATTGGGAAGTGTGGCTTGCTCGTTTTGCATTGCCGACGCTGCGGACTGCTTTGGCGGAATATGCACCGCAGGGGAAGTTGGTGCTCAAGTGAAGGCTTTAAACTTTACAGAAGATTATCGTCAGTTGAACATCGACCACGAAGGCCGTGAATTCGGAGAGGGGGCACCCTTGCATTACCATGAGTGTATTTTTTGTGGTGCTGACCTTGAATGTGAAGCCGATGATAACTACGAGGGCGGTTCAACTGAGGATCATATCTGCAATGATTGCGATGAGGAAATAAATCATGGCATCCAAAACTGATGTGATAGCTCGGGCCGAGGGGAAGATCAAACGCAAGTATTTTGGCTCTTGCGGACATGAGGTCTATCCGGTTCTTGTGTCTAGCATACAGGGATCTTCTCTCATGGGGTGGCACTGCGATTCCTGCGGGAAGCGAGTCAAAAAGGTGGCCTGGGTCACCGGGAAAGTGGGGGCAACACAATGATGACGATTACGCTTAATTTGCAAGACTGTAAAGACCTGTTCGAGGTTCTGGAGCGCAACTTGTCTTTTACGGCGGGGCTCAAGGCTTTTGCAAAGCGGTGTCCACTTACGCATGATGCAGATCGTGATGCTAAAAGTCAGGCGGCTTTTGACCGGCTGTTTGAAAGGTATCACGAGATCCTTTGCAACGAGCTGGTGAGAATATAATGTTTTACGAGCACGAAAAGAAAGAACGCACCGAGGCATATCAC